TTACTTATAAAAGATAAGCAATCGTATTTAATTTTTGACAAATATATATGTCCATTATTATTCATGTTTGTCCTTAAATAAATTTGTGATGTTTGGTTTAGAAACATAATCAGGAGCTTTTTGTTTTGGACTATCTAATCCTTGCAAATGTAATTCTAATTTATTGGAATACCAATTAGCTTTCCTTACATCCATTAAACAAGCTTCTGCTGTACTGCCATGTTTTGCACCAAACCTCATTGTGTATTTCAAAATTTGTGAACGCAAGAAACCAACCACCTCTAGTGGAGATAGTTGGCTTACGATTGCATCGTATGTTTGAATACTTTTTTGATAATGTTTTGGGTTCACTTCTTCAGACATTATATTGGTAAATCCTCATTGTTATTTTCTGGTTTTTTATAAGGCTCTTTTATTGTGCCTGACATATCTGGTTGTGCAGGATTTTTTTTATCTGTTTGAATCCAAACAGCTACATCTTTAACCACACCATCTACATTAATATTACCTTGATAGTGAGGATATGCTTTACCTGCTACATCATTTTCACCAGGTTTTCTTTTCCATAAACTTATTTTATTATTAAAGTCTGCCATTGTTTTTTCCTTGTTTGTTTTGTATTTGTGATTTTAGTTTTGTGTATTCTTTTTCAACTCTTAAATCCTCAATAGGATCTAATTTAATTTGGTTAAGTTCAGACTCAAATTCTTTTACTTGTATCTGATAATTTTTTTCAAATTTATTTGGCGATGTTTCATCTTTAGCAATTTCGTTTAATTTTTTAATCCAATCGTTTGCTAATTTTGTGGTGTCAGTTTTAGGTATAGCTGCAACACTTGGAGCTTTAAATGGTTTAGCTTTATATCCATCATCATTATCTAATCCTGTTTCTAAATTAAGTGCATTAAGAAAAGCATATTTCCTAGAATAAGACATAGCATTACCAGTTCCATATTTATCTAAATTACCTAATGCTGAACAACCATGTATTACAATTTGTTCTTTTGTTTCTGTATCATGTATTGTCATTTCACATTTAACAAAAACATATCTGTCAGTTATGTTATTTTCATAATTACAAACTGGATATAAATTATGTTCATGTAGAGCTTCCATAGCAACTTTTTGGACAGCATCATGCATTAAAGCATTAAAAGGCATACCACCTTTTTTAGGAGCTTTAATTACTTTGTCAGCAGACTGACTAGCCTTGCTTAACTTATTATATATATTAGACATTATTTCCTTTCTCTTTTATTTTTTTTAATTCTTCTGAAAGCTCACCATTAATTTTTCGGTGCTGCTCATTCACATCATCTAGTCTTTTTATTTCATCATTTATTTTTTCAATTTCATTATCTTGAGATAAAAGTTTTGCATTTTTAAAAACTAATTTTTCAATTAATTCTGATTTATCTAAAGTTTCGTAATGATCTATTAATTGTTTAAAGTCCATATACTCCTAGAAATTTATTTTTTAATTCATCAGGAACATTTTCCCACATGAAAGTATTTTTTTTAATATCTGAAACATCTGGCACACATAACCAGGCTAACTTTTCTACATCACCATCAGCTATTTCTAATTTCTTTTGCCAAGCCATCTCATACATAGATAAAATTTTTAATGCTTGATCTAAATTTTCTTGTTTTAATTCATCACAATTATTTTCAGTAAATAATTTTCTATCACTACTACTGGCATAACTTAAAAATGGTGGTAGGGAACATGAGTGTTTATATAACGCAATTTGCATTACATCGCTAAAATATGGTCTTTGAGGAACTGATTTATTTGTATAAGTCCAATCACCAATTCTGTTTTCTAATGGTGGTTTGTCTGTTTTATTTTTTATTGGTTTTTTTTTTATTGGTTTTTTTAATGGACTTTCTTTAGTTGATCCAAAACAATTTTTTAAATCTCCAAAATTTTTAGTACCAACTAAATCCAAATACATTAACCAATATATTTCTACATTAGGTAGCCAAGCTGTGTATTCAAGTTCTGCTTTAAATGTTTGATGTTCTAGTTCTGCTAAATTAGCTAGATGATTTTGTGCAGTAGGTTTTAAATGTTTAATGATAAATTTAAATTTATATTTATCTTTTTCATTGAAAGGAAAATATGAGTCTATTTCTTTTTGAATTTTATCGCTGTTAATTACATCATCTATTGTTTCATATTGATCTGTAGTTACAAATAATTGCACAACATCATGTACAATATTACCACCTTGAAAACTGGCATTGTTTAATTTTTTTGTTTCTATTGGAAATAATATTTTTTTAAATAATCTCTCTGAATGTTTAAGACAAGCAGTTGATTTTGAAGTGTGTTCCAAACCAAATTTTGTGTAGCACTCTGCAACTTTTCTGATTCGTTTCTCCATACCTAGTATCTACACTATGTATAGCTGAAAGCAACTTAATTATCACTCAATGATAAATGGATTAATAGTCGTAATATGTTGGGTAAAATGCAGCTTCTATTCTTGATGACCAAGCTAGACTTATATCCTCTGCTAACTTGCCGATTGTTTTACCAGTAGAATATGATTTATCTAAAATATCATATCTGCCATTTGATTTAGGTTCTATGAAACCAAAATAAACTATTTTAGATTTTTTGCATTGTACCACACCAAATCTATTATCAGCACCTGTATAAACTTTATTTCTAGGTTTAAAAATTCTAATTAAACCATTGCTAGATGATAGTTTTGATGAAACACCGACACATTTTGAGTATCTAATAGATACTGGAGTTGTTTTAATTTCATTTTTTTTGCTTAATCCAATCTGTCCATTTCCATATAAATCACCAATAATTTTTATTCTAAATGACTGACCTATAAAAAAATTAGTTCCTAAATAAGGATCTCCATTTTGAAGAAATTGATTAAAATATTTAGCCAATTGTTCAGCTAATTCTAGTGCGCCAAAATAATGTGGAGAATCTTTTGGTTTATTTATTAACCTACTAATTTTAACCCTCATATTAGCTTGGTCTTTTTTAGGGTAAGTGGCTTTTATAAAATCGTCTGTGGTTTTATTATATTTTTTTTTTAAAAATTCTAATCCATCTTTTCTAAAGACATTATCTGCATAACTCATATCACAATTATTATACATCATATTAAGATTATTAGTAGTCATATTGTTAATCATATATTGACCTTACATTGACTTGATATTGGTTGCAACATAATTATCATTGAGTATTAAATAGTATAGTGATTCATTTTTTTAACTTCGAATGATTCTAAATTATGAGAGAAAAAGCAAGTAAAATAAGGGTTTTTAGTAGTTGAAAATTTTTTTTCTAATACTAGGTATTGTTGGTGGTGAGGTTGATCCTACCATTAGTCTTATAAAAATACCTATATCCACAGAGATAAAACGAATCTCTTGTGAAGAAGCTTTTGAAAAACATACTACCTGGAAATTAAATCCTCATTACGAAGTAGGCAATAATCAGGTTTGGGGTTATCACACACACAAAGATAAGCCTGTCATCTTACATTTTTGCAAAGACAAAAAAGGGAATTGGGTAAGATGAGTCCAGAAATAGAATTAGATTTATATGAGATAACTACTGCAGCACAAACTGGTTTATTAAGAGTTACTGAAAGCATTAAATTAAACCAGGATTGGGGTCATAAATATTCTGGCACATTAGAAGATAAAATTTCAAAAAGTATTAGTGGAGCTATGGCAGAAATTGCTTTGTGTAAATACTTTGGCATACCATTTAAGTTTCATACAAATGTAGGTTCAGCTCCTGATGTTAAATACAAAAATTATAATATCCAGGTTAGATCACAAACAGTTAAAAAAAATAATAACAACTCACTTATTATTAGACCTAATGGTGTTAAGCCAAATGAGATTTATGTATTCATATTAAGTGAAGCTCCTAAATTTACTATTAAAGGTTTTATAAATAGTTCTGCTGTAATTGGTAAAGATAATTACTTAACAGATTTTAACCTTGCTAGACCTAAAGTTTGGTCAGTACCACTTAAAATTTTAAATCCAATAATGCTGCTTAAAGATGAGGGTTTAAACTAATGAATATTTATGGTGATATGAGAACTTGTATTAAATGTGCAGCTAGAGCTGATATAGTAGAAAAAGGTAAAGATTATTGTGCTGATTGTTATTCATTAACAATTTGGAAAATGCCACTTTCAAAAGTTGGAAAACATTTAGATAAAAAAGAGGGAGTAAAATTAAAGGTGGTAACACCATGATTCCA